CGTTCGTGAAAACAGAACCGCTTCGTCGCCTGCGGCTCTAAAGTGGAGCGTCACCGTCGCGCCTGTTAGGTCGGAAGCTGTACTGCTGTCCTCGTCAGTAAACGAGAGCTTAATTTGAGGGCCAGTGTCGCCTTGAACGTAGTTAAATGATGTAGCCATTATGCTCTCCTCCGACGACCTTCAAAGTTTTGACTTTGAACTCTGGTGCTGACACGGCGATAATCTCTACCCTTCGCATCGTCTGCTTCTTTGGAAAACTTTTGGCGGTAGTACATAGACAACTCAGGGTTCGTCCATTCCTTGTTAGGCACCGACGCAAGCTGCGCGATAGCTCCGTAAGAAATGCAGCGACCGTGAGACTGATAAATCCAATCCTCAACGCCGGTAGCCGTCAGCTTTGTTTTAAGAACGCCCCACCCGCGAAACGTATATTTACGGTCGGGCGTAGGGTACAACCTAACAGACGCATCTTGGTAGATTGCGTACCCGGTGGGTGTCGAGTTCGTTTCAAATCTTGTCGAATTTAAATGACGATCTGTCACTCGTCTAAGCGGTCGACCTTCTAAAATTAATTCGTAAACGTTTTCTAGGACGGCTTCGTTCGACGGTAAGAAAATAGGATACTCCGCAACGTTTTTAACCGCGAAGTCTTTTTCGATCTCGAAGCGCCACACTTCGCTTCGCTCTAAAAACTTAGCACTCGCTTCTTGTAAGTGCGACTCCATCACTATTTCTGGGCAACCCGACAAATAGGGCTGGATGTATGGATAAAATTTGTCCCACGTTACAGTAGCCATCTACGTCACCGAACTTCCCGGTGTCGGCGATACTGCCGCGTCCACCTGTGTTTTAGTTCCAATAGCCGCATTAAAGGTCTGAAACGCAGCAGCAGCGCGTTGTTCATTAGCTCCGTATTCTGCGTCTTTTGAGTAAGCTCTATATAAAATCCAGTCAGTAATCGGGCTTAAATAGATGTCGTCCAGCAGGATTACTTCGTTGTCGTTGTTCGCCGGGTCGAGCTGCGTTTCTGTCATCGCATGAGCGCCCGGAGCGTCTGCGTAGATGACTTCTAGTTGAGCCACGTTTGTAGCGGGGGGATACACATAAAACTCTTTCGGTATTCTAGGGTCGTATGTGTAGTGCTGAATGTTGTCGTTTTGTGTTTCTGAGTGCCAGCTGGGACGTTGGTCGTCTAAAACACTTCGAGAGACCACTCGCACGACTTTCTTTTGAGAACCGGAAAAGACGTTTCTGGTAATATCGAGAAGGCGCAGCGCTGACGGAAAACCGCCGCTAGATTTAGTTAATTCCTGCTTAGTTCCCGGTGAGCACGTAAAGGTTGCGCATTTTGCGTTTGCGTCAGGACGCAGCAACACAATGCTAAGGTAGGATTCATTCAACCACTTCTGAAGCTCTGTCCGAGGCCAGCGAATGTTTGTATCCTGTAAGATCGCTTCGACGCGGGAAATCACGTCGATTACTTTTATGGTAGCCATCACTAACCCCCTTGTGGTTGTGAGAGGGGAATTACTCCCCCTCCCGTTAGGTCAGTGATTAGCTGGCTGCGCCGACGATTGCGGTACAGAGCGCTTCTGGCTTAACAACCTTGCGTCCATATACGGCTAGGCCGCGAACGATGTCGCCAAAGTCAGTTTGGTTGCGCAACGGCTCAGTTTTGCTGATTTGCGAAGCAAACGAACAAGCTGTGCTTGTACCGGCTACCATCATGCGGCGAGCTTTAGCGTTAGTCACTGAAGCACCTGACGATGTTGCGGAAAGGCCGGGAACAAGCGCTTTAGCCGCCTGGCCTTTAGGTAACAAGTTGGACACATAGACAGTGAAGCGGTCCAACATACCGATTTTGCCGGTACGGATGGTGCTTGACTGATCGCCTGTGAAGTAGGCTTGGGCAATGTCTGTTTGCATCAACAACTGACGATCACGAGGTGAAATGATGAGCCAGCGGCCATCTTCCGGTACGTTTTGTTCATCAAGCGCTGAAGACATTTGCAGGATCGCGTTCAACACGTTTGCAGGCGTTGCTTGGTCGATTGGAGCTACGTCAGTACCCAAGTTATAAGCACCTGAGATAGCGCCAGCTGTCGCACCTTTGTTTGACGCGTTTGCGCCTGTGGTTACGAACCAGTTGAAGAACGTATCGTTTTCAATATTGATCTTCAGCTGTTTAGCAGCGTCATCAGTGAACATGTTCATCAAGTCCATGTCCGCTTGGTGCGCGAGTACATCGTTGACCTGTACGCTGAAGTATTTACCTTGGTCGATCTGCATGTCTTGGTAGATCGGTGCAGGAACTTCAGATGTTAGGGTAGTACCAGCGCCAGCATAATCGTTGATTGTAATTGACGGTGCAGTACGGATACGAATTGTATCGCCTTGGTTTTTGATTTCGCCTTCCCAATCAGTGTTGGAAATCTCGGTCATCATAGTGTTCGCATAGAACTTAGCGTTCAACTTTTGCGACCACAGTTGAGGGATAAAACCACCTGAGTAAGATGGGGTAGTGTCGAATGCGCCTGAACCGACGACGGGGAATACAGCAGCCATTTTGGCCTCCTATTAAGTTGGTTATCGACCTAATAGCTGCTTACATGTTAACACGTAGAGTTAAACTCTAACGCGGCCTTCCATATACGCAGCTGTCAAGTCAGCTTCAAGTTTTTCCGCCTCCGCGTACTGCCCTCGCGTATTTAGTGTACGAACCTTGTTCCAAGCTCTATCCGCGTCTTTCGGCGAATAGATTTTAGAGTTCTGGGTTGCACTCTGTGTACGCACAGAATTAGCAGAACGGTTTGGAGCAACCTGCTTCTCAAGTTCGGCTTGGTTAGGCTTAGCTTCGGTCGGTGCGGCTAACGTTTCTTTCCACATGCTCACGTAGTGGGCTATGGCTTCTACGTCACCGGCATCAAACGCCTGCTGTGCTTGAACTCTGCGTGGGCCTCTAAGCATAGGATCATGCTCATTTAACCACGCTACCCAACGCTCATCATTGTCGATCTGCGGGAAATCAGGCACGGCTTGATTGAGCCTCTGACTAAATCCTACTTCTCCAACTTGGCTACCGGTCTTTGCGAGTTCTTCCCGCAACTCCTTGATAACCGCGTCTTGCTGCTCTAGCCGCCCCTCGTACCCTTGAGAGACTTCCTGCGCAACACGGCGCTGAACGTCCAGCAGTTCTTCACCAAATTCGGCTCGATCTGCATCGGTCACTAAACTGACTTTCTCCTTCGACTTTGTCGGTTCGACTTTAAGCGCTTTTAGCTCCTCTTGGAGCTGTTTTGTTACCTCGGTCATTTCTCGCACTTGCTGGTGCAACCGTGGAACTTCAGCGTCGTACTTACCCATCAGGGTTTTGTACTTTTGCTTAAAAGTCTCATCCTCTACGTCCGTCGGTGACGTGTCAGCTGGCTTCGCTTCTTCAGGTTCGGGTGACGCTTCGACTTCTGCTACTACTTCCGCTTCCGTGTCCAACTCCTCGGGTTGAGGTGCTTGTTGGGCTTCTAACGCTTTTTCGTACGCTTCAATTTCGGCAATCTGTGCCTGTACCTGCTTTGGCAACGCCATATGGTTCTCCTCAAAGCACCAACTCTGTTACACAGCGCCCGTAGGTAGGCTGCTCCCGTATATGGTGTGCTTCATCGTGCTCTTACGAGCGGTTTACTACCTTCGCCGCCTCTTCAACGGACTCAAGTAGGTCTTCAAATGCCTCTGCGCGCCCCTGCAACCGGTGGACTGAGACCATATCGGTTGCACTCACTAGACGAGCTTTGGCTTTCTCTGCTTCGGCCTTAAAAAGACCTAACAAAGACGTTTCACCTGTTTCTTTAAGTCTCAACAGTGCTTTTAAGTGCTGCTGGTCACAAAGATTCAAGTCAATCATGGCATAAATCTATTCCAAATCTGCTAACGTGTCAACACGTGTACACACTACTGACCGTTAGGACGCGGACTCATAGTATTATCTTGCCGCCCACCTTTAGGAGTACCGTCTTCCTGTAGCTGCGCTGCTTGCTCTTGAGCCTGCATCTGCTGCATCATCATTTGTTGCTGTTGGGCTAACTCTTGCTGCTTCTGAACATCTTCTCGGCTAGGGACAAGGCGGTCAACATTGGTGTTAAGATTACCGGCCAGATCGCGGAGGAGTTCAGCCGTACCCGGCAGGCCAACAATCTGCTGTGCAACCGGACTTTCCAAAATAAGACGGAGGAAGTCAGTCTTACGGACAGCTTCAGCTTCCTTAACGACCAGCGACATCGCGCCTGTTGCCACAATTTGGACATCGCCGATAAGGTCTGGGTCATCTGAATACCTTAAATTTCTCTGATACTGACGCTCTAACATTGGCCGCATCACGTCGTGGTCGATGTTACTAATAACTTGTTTAATACTCTTACCGGCGTTCGACATGAGCATAGACAGCCCCGAGGACGTACGCCCCGCGCCCGGAACGTGCTGACCGGTCATATAACGCGGAATACCTGATACCTCGTCAGAGATCGCCATGAAGCGGTCAAACACCCCCATAAGCTCAGCCGCGTTAGAATTAGGCTGAAAGAACGTCATAGGCGGCGTGGAGTCCGCATAGTCAGACTGCCTAAACTGCCAAATCTTCCAAGGATACATCTGAGTGATGTCTTCACCGGCTGGAAGGCGACTAATATTTACGCCGACCTGTGGACCGGAGCTAATACCCATATTATTTGCTAACGCCCGAGCAGCTGCGTTGCACATATTCTGAGCGTCCATACAAAGGTCGGCGACCCCGTTACCGTCGATACGGCCCGGAACCTTTTCAAAAGATGTCATGTAATAGGGTTTGCGCCCCAGTGGATCATAGTTAAGCACCGCACGAACGACGATGTTGTCAACCATCCATACTTCACAGGGGTAGGATTTCTGCGGGTCTTCTATCTCTTCAGGACTTAGCCCCCACTCGATTAAAATATCACCGGGTATGGTGTCCCACAGCTGTAGCGCGGCTACTAAATCTTTGCTCGCCTCGTCAAAGTCCTGATCTGTGACTTCTTCCATCAAATCGTCGTTGTGATCGAGCCAAGCGAACCCTCCCGCGCCAAAGTCAGTAAGGATCGACCGCACCGCGTCTTCGTCGTAGCCCTCAACACCGAGCATATTCTCAACGTCGTCTCGTGTTAGGTGGTGTAGCTCTGCAACGGGCATAGAGTGAATATCATCGCCCCACGGCATCCAATAAAACTTGAACGGGTCGACGCGTTCCCACTCATCGCGGAGTACGTCGACCACGCCCAACCCACCTTCAACATATTTCATCGCCTTGCGCTTGCGCGGAATCGGACCTTTTAGGATCGCGTAGGGAAATGTGGCTAT